AGAACACGCAACCACCATCTTTCCGAACTCTTCTGCATACTCCTCCTTGACAGCTATTTGGACTTCATCGTGTACCCACCCGCACATTACCCAATCACCTGACCAATCTTCCGCCCACTTCAAACCACGTTCCTGTGCTGCTGCTACGATTTCCACCAGCCACTGCTTAGCTATCAAGGCTCCTGCTGATTGTAGGAGGGAGTTGAGTGCTGCATGTTCTGACCGGATATGGATGTGTCTTCCATCGAGTCCAACCAAGTAGCCTCGTTTAGAAGCAGCGCCGACAGCCTCGCGCAACTGCTTAAGCGCAGGTGTAGATTGTAGAAACTGCTCCTTAAGCTTGCGTCCATCCTTAGAGCTTCCACCGACAATTGATCCAATCTTTTCATCTCCAGCTCCATAGAGATAAGCGTAAATGAATGTCTTGGCAGCATCTCTTGTAGGTAGTCCTGCTGCTCTTTGATTGACTGTGTGTATGTCTGTTCCGTCTGATGATTTTCCATTGACTACTGTTTCTCCATAGGAGCCTGCATCCCAACGGTGTGTAAAATGGGCAAGGCATCGAAGTTCAAGCCCTGACAAGTCACAACCGACCAAGGTAAACCCAGAGGACACTCCAAAGAGGCTACGACACTCAGCACCGTATAAGCTCCGCACTGACGGCACCTGTGCCAAGTTAGGGGTCTGGTGGGTAGCTCTTCCTGTGACAGCACCACAGGTGTTATAACCACCGTGGATCTTCCCATTCCGCTCAAGCTTAAGCCAAGAGTTGTCCCCTTCAGCCAGTTGACCAATCCGCTTCTCCAAGAGGAAATAGTCGGCAAGAAGCTGAGCCTCAGGATATTCCAAAGCACGTAGGGTAGTCTCGTCAATCTTCGGCTGACCGTTAGGTGTGTATTCGCTTGGTTTCCAACCATATTTCCTCGTCAGTCTGTCCCCAATCTGCTTACGGGAACTTGGGTTGAACTCAATGATCTTGGTTTTCAAAGGCTTGCCTGTCTTCTCTGAGACACGCTCAATCACCTCAGGCTCAAAGGTGTCCAGCATCTGCTTCTGGATGGAGTCACGCTTACCAGCCAGCTTGGCATAGAGATGACCAGCAGCCTCAACATTGAAAGGCCAGCCTGAACGCTCCATCTTGCTACAGATGAAAGCTACCTCATGCTCTAGCTTGAGAGCCTTGGCACTGTAGAACTTGCTCAGGATCTTCTCGTAGAGCTTCTGAGTGACCTCTACGTCTTGAACGCAGTAAGCCAGCATCTCAGGGGTGAAGACCTCCCACCCGCCCTCATAGTCACCCTTGTACTCCATAAGGCGATAGCCCCAAGCTGCTAGGGACTGAGAACCCCATAGCTTGCTAGGAAGCTTCTCGGCCTTGATCAAAGGAGCATCTAGGTCTTGGAGATTGCTGTAGATGACTCGTGTAGCTACAAGGGTGTCAAAGACCTGCGATTCCTCGTAGGTGAACCAAGGGTAGAGCTTCTTGATAACAGGAAGATCGAACTTGATTACATTATGACCAGAGGCTATCTTTCCCTGTACAAAAGCATTGCTGAGATGAGTGATACCACTAGCCACATCAGCGCCACTATAGCTAAAAACTTCACCATCCTCAGTATCCTTCAAAACAATGCAATGGATCTTCGTGCAAACTTCTAGGAAACCATCTGTTTCCAAATCGAATATAACGGCCATACTTCTCCCATTAGAGTAAGTTGTAACTACAATTAGATCTCTGTTGCAATGTGAGAACCCCTAGCTCTATGGGGGTACTCAGTGTGCTCATGAAAACAACGTGCTTCACCACCCCGAAAGGCTAACCAGCCCCTACGGTTCTGATGATCAGTACAATAGTACTTCTGATCAATATCAATTTGTATGACTATTTCGTCTTTGCCACGCTCTACACCCCTCTCGAAAGCATATACAGTTAGAAAGATGAGGAGGAACGGCAGTGACCACATTAGCCAAGGTTTCATCTTGCCATACAGCGTACCCAAGGAGGTCTTCATAGCTCAAAGACTCCAGAAAATCCAACCTTTGTTTGCTTGGCATCATCAGCCTCTACTTTAGTGAAGTGATCAGTGTAGGTTTCAATCATCTTATGAAAGATTGAGTAGAACTCATCAGAGACAGGGGTAAGGACAGCCCTGTTATTTCGAGTCACCATGATATGCCCTACATACTTACCTTCTATCTTCTTGAAGACTACCCCGAAGGAGTCAATACGTATGTAGGTTTGATATGCGCTAATCATTGTCAAGCCCTAGTAGCCGAGCACGACAATCAAGGAGGTACTTGAAGGACTCATACACATCGGGAAACAAGAACATGAAGTTGTGCATGGTACGCTCTTTGATGTCACCATCAGATACGTACTCATGGTTCATCTCATCCAGCAACTTACGGATCTCTTGCATATCTGTTGCGTCTAATGTACTCATAACACCTCCTTGAATTAAATTAAGAAACCTAACTATACATCAAATATCAAAAGATGGAAAGAGTTTCTTCTTCACTCAGTCTACCTGTCTCACGAGAGTAGTAGAGGTTTCCTGCTTCTCCAGTATCACCAGTAAACCTGTTCTTAAGTACTCGTATTGTTGTGACGTTAGGTGTATCAGACTGTTGGTTCCTTTCGAGTCCAATAACAATGTCGCTAAGCTGTGCAATTGCATGGCTTCCTCGCAATTGGCTAAGGCTGGTACTAGCACCCTCTTCATGGCCTTTCCCTTCAGGACGCTTCAAATGAGATACAAGTATCAATCCTACACCAGTTTCTTCTACCAGTGTGCGTAGGAGAGTCATGGTGTTGTCAATCAATCGTCTTTCATCGCCATCTCCAAGACCTGAAACTACAATAGATAGGTGATCAAGGACGATCCAAGAGCAACCAAGCCCACGAGCCATGTAACGAACCCTGCTAATGAGGTTTTCAATATCGCTGCTGCCCCAATGATCATACAAAAATAGATTACCGCTGCCAACAGTGTGATCAAAAGCGTCTTTAAGAGTTCCATCATCAATGCCTTCACGAGAGATATGCAACGGCTTGTTCATATGGATGCCCATGAGTCCTAAGGCAGTACGCTTAGGGTTCTCTTCAAGCATCAGCATTCCTACGGTCTCACCCTGATTCAGAAGGTGATAAGCAAGCTCACGAACCAAGGCTGACTTACCAATGCCTGACCCTGCTGTGACAGTGACAAGCTCACCTTTCCTAAGACCCCGACACTTCTCATTAAGTCCAAGATAGGGGTAGGGTACGCTAACGGTCGGATCATCGACCATGACCTGATCCCAAAGGTCTTTGCCCGATATAATACCATCAGGACGGAACTGTTTGGCATCCCATACAGCCCTGACGATTTCGGTGGCTCTGCCTGATAGAAGTAGCTCGTTAGCGTCTTTGGCTCCTTCGATATGGGCAAGCTTAGCCTTACCAACAGACAGTAGCTCTGCACATTCCTTAGCAGCCTTTTGACCAGCTTCATCCATGTCAAAGAAAATGATGACATTATCGAACCCTTCAAGGAATTCTAGATTGTGTTTAAATGCCTTGGCTGCGCCCTGAGCACCGTTAGGTACTGAGACACAAGGCCAAGTCTTCATGGCTTGAGCTACAGACAGGGCATCAATCTCACCCTCTGTGACTACAACCATCTTGCCTGACGATTGAATCTGATTGCCGAACAGGGGCAGCTTGGAACCTTTACCGATGATCTGAAACGTCTTCTCAGCATCACGGGTCTTGGCAGCTACCAGTGTGTTGCCCTCATAGAATGGGTAGAAGTGAACCTTCTTGCCCTTCAGGGAACCAACACGAACTCCATACTTCCGGCAGGTTTCCTCAGTGATCCCACGAGCCTTGAGACCCTGTACCTCAGCCTCATAGAAGGGCTGGAGATCTATGTTCCTAGGAGCAGCAGGGGATGGTGTAGATGAACCTTCTCCCTCAGCCTTCTCATAGTGACCACAGCCAAAGCAGAAGCCATGACCATCGGTGTATCGTCCTAGGTTATCTTTACTACCACACTCAGGACAAGGCTCATGTCGAGTCAAAGTGCTTTCTTCTTTAGCAGTGATCATATAAGCTGGTTTCATACACCATAGGTTGATTGGAGGGAGAACCAGAGGAAACCAATCTGGCTCCTCTGGCATCTTCATTATCGTGCGAGGGAGTAGCGGGCGTAACGCTGTCCAGTGACAGGGTGTAGCTTGGTCTCAGTGATGACCTTGTAGCCAAGCTGACGTAGATCTGCAATGCGACGAGTCAGAGACTGAATAGAGTAGTCAATCAGTGCTTCACGCTGAGAGATCGTCTTAGCCTTCTTAAAGTGCTTCAGAAGTGTGGCGAGCTGTGTAGATGAAATCTTCATTATATTATTCCTTAAGCCATGATTCAGGGATCGTCTTATCCGCATAGGGAAAGCCGTACTTGTCACACCAAGTGCCATAGGTGGTCTTTGATGTCTTGCTTAGTCGTGCAGAACTTCTACTAAACACAAAACGTATGTCTAACTCAGGGTTCTGCTTCTTGACTAACCGCATTTTACTACGGTCTTCCTGTGTCAGTCTACCTTTTGCTTCAATGATTATACCAGAGGGTAACTTGAAGTCAGGGATATAATTAGCTTGCCGTAGGTATGAGACCTTCATCTTCTCATACTCAAACTCAATCCCCGCATTTTCAAGCTGTTCGGCTATCTCGGCTTCCAATCCGCTCCGATAGCCGTTCTCCAGCTTTATCTCAGAAGTCCAATGCTTCTTAGAAGGGTACGTCGCCATCAGCCACAGGAGTAGCTACGGCAGCTTCCTCGTCGTCATCGGCTACATAACCGCCCTCTTCAGCACCAAAGGCTGAACCACTGTACTGCTTCAAATCAATGACCTGCACAGCATTTATCCAGAGGGTGCAATAGATCTTACCTTGAACTTCGGTAACACCGTGACCGCCAGCAATCTTCAATACAGAGCCTGAACCTACGTTCAGATCCTTAGTGATTGGCTTGCCCTTGGAATCAAAGAGAGTAGGCTT